TAGTAGTATCTTGAACCAGCTGCTTCCGTATAGTAGTAGTTTACTACACCAGATTGAGTAGCAGCGATAGTCATCCTGGTCTTGTTATATGGTATATTTTTGAATAGTAGTAACTGATTAGCCATTTTATCTTCCTTTTTTGTTTAGTTCTTTCAACTCCTTAGTCAAATCATTTAGTGCTTGTTTCAACTCATCAAACTTATCAGTAAGTGTTGCGTGTTTATTCATATGATCGTTCTGTAAGATATCAAGCTTATTCTTTGTTTCATAACTTAAGAGTTTTACAGATTTTAAGTCATCCATTGTTTGTTTTAGAAACCAACCTATAACCGTAAGCATTATACCTCCTATCGCTACTAAAAGTTCATAAACCATATTAAGATAAATATTTTTTTAAGAACCTAAGCTCTTCATAAGTCAAGTCTTTTAAACCATCTTCTAGGTAGATATCAGAATCATATTGTCTTGTAGCTGGGTACATATCATCTGAAGCAGCGTCATAAAGAGGAAACTCAGTAGTGTTAGCACAGATATAATTTACAGCTCTTGTGTTCCAAAACTCACCAAGGTTCTTCATCTCTTCTCTAAGATATTTTAGTTCTGTGAGGTCAGCATTTTGTGTGTTATCACTCGCTTGTTTTACTACACCAGCGTTTCTCATCTTTAAGTATAAATGAGGTAAAGCCATATAACAGGTAAAATAACAAAGAGCTTTAGAACAAATATCAACAAGCTCCATCTCATAAGATGAATATGTTGTACCTGTATAAAGTTTATCTACAAGGTCAATGTATAATGGTGTTCCAAGTACATCTTGTGTATAGATGTCCTGTGCGTTCTCAACAAATGGATATATCTCATCTACATCTATAGACTTACCAAGTGGTGAATATGTTTTTAGATAGTTATCATCTATGAAAATTGCTTTGCTCATCTTCTTATTGTACTATTTGTATCGGAGTAAGTTCTTCTACTGAAACTCTGTTTACCCCGTTGAATATCAGAACTTCTTTGAAAGCGTCTAGAACTATCTTTCTCTCTGGTTTGATAACCATAGTGTTGAATATATTCCAAGCTTGTAAAAGGTCTGTTGAACCACCTAATCTACCTGGTGTAGGTATACCTAAAAGTTCTGGTTGTGCTCTATGACCAGATATAATCTGTTGAACTATTTGGTCTGCTACCTGTAGTAGTCTCTGGTCAATATTTGTAGCGTCTATAGTTGATACATCAGGTGCTAGCTCTTTACCATCAGCATAAAATATGAGAGCTTTACCAGCGTTTTTAGTACCTCCGTGTTGTTTCTTTATAGCCTCAGCGTTCATCCTTCTTTCTTCAGGTGTAGGTTTTTTATAAAACTTAAACACTATAGATGGTGAGAATCCGTTTTCAATAGCAGATAGGTTATAGTCAGCCATGAGACCATCAGCCTTTACCCACTTAAGAGCGCTGAAGTAGTTTGGTAGAGCGTAGTAGTCCATATTGTTATCATCATACTTGATAAAAACAAGTTGACGTAACTCTTTACCATTTGGGTTCCAAGCTTCAATCTTTCTTGGTGGGTTTTGTTTAATATTTGACCAGTTTGATGAGTAGTAGTAGGATTCAACTTGGTCTAGGTTGTTTTTCTTACCTACAGCAAGTCTTGAAGCGTCAATCCAGTTGATGTCTGCTATTCTCGTCTTATCCATAGAGTAGATGACCTCAAACGCTGAGTAACCAAAAGTTTGTTGGTCTCTTGTAACCATCCAGAAAACTCTATCAAGCTTTCTCCAAAATGGTACAAGTCTCCAGTTGTTTACAATAAAACTATCTGAGAGGTCTCTTGTATCATCAAACAATAATCCGTTACCAGCTATAAGAGAAGTCTTACCTTCAATGATAGCGTCATGTATAGCTGATGAGTTTTTATACTCTAATAAGTCTTTTGGAAACGAGTTATTGTTACCGAATAAAACCCAGTCTGTATCTTTTTGTTCTTTTGGTGTTGGTAGTTCTATACCTCTTAGGAGTATAGATTCTATAGAACCTTCTTCAAAGTTCCTTGGTGTAGGTAAGTTGATAGGTGTTTGTTTTGAGAAAAAGTCTAGTAAGCTCATTTATCTTCGTAGAACAACTTTATTTTTTTCAGGTCTATCAAGAGTGTTCCAAATCTTGACTTCTTCTACAAGCGCCTTACCCGTTTCAAGCGTTGTTGTACCAGCTAATATTGAGAAACTCCACATACCAGGGCTCAAATCAAGTTTACCTATAGAGAAGTTCTCAGGTTTACCAACAACTAAGCTAAATCTTGACCACTTGTTATCAGGCTGTAAATCTGTTGGATAGAAAGATTTAGTAGCACCAGATACATCATTGGTAAGTGTCATAGCAAAAGAAGCTGTTGAACCATAAGTCATAGACTCTCTTAAAGAAAACCAGTAAGATTGTGTTATACCAGGTGTAAAGTATATCATAATAAGCTTTTCTTTTCTATGTAGTATAAAAGTAGTTTTGTTTTTAATAAAAAAAGAAACCCAAGGAAGCACTGAAGCTTTACCTTGGGTTTATTGTTTATGAAACAGCCTTTATAAGGCTTCTAGATTAAAGTAATCCAGGGATGATAGCTGAATCTACAGCTGGTGAGCGTTCAATCTCAAAACCTTTAAGTGTCAAGACATAATTTGAACCGTCAGCCTTAGCAGTACCAGAAGTAGATGTTGATTCAGATAAGTACATACCTTCAACTTCACCTGGGTACCAGTAGATACCGTTAGCATCTTTAAATATAACAGCTAAATCTCTTTGTGTTAAAAGAGCTAAAGTGTTTCTCTTTGCTACATCTCTTTTAGGGATTGTGATAGAAAGAGTTTGTTCGAACACAGCTGAACCTGCTTCTACTGATTTCACTAAATCTTCTGTGAAAGTAGCAGAGTTTCTGTTGAACTCGAACTCATAGAAAGAAGTCATAGCAGCTAAACCAATAACTGATACCGTTCCTCCTGATTGTGTGATTCCAGTGACATTAGCTAAATCTGTAAGATATACTTTGGTGATACCACCAACGTTATTCTCACACCCTTTAGATAAACCACCTGAAAATGATATACAACTCATATTTTTTGTTTATTTTTTTTATCCTAAAGGATTATGCGTATAAAACTATCTCAGTACCATATAAGTAATCAACACCAAACTTCAATGAAGTAGCGAATCTTTCTGTTTTAGCACCAGAGATGTTTCTTTGTGGTATGATAATGATATCATCCCAATCTGAAGTCAAGTCAGTCAAGAAGAACACTTTATCAGAGTTGAAAGCGATCATTTGTTTGTCAGTCAAAGCTGAAGTAGGGATAAGTCTAAAACCTAAGTAGTTTAATTCTTTATCACCAACCATGAATAAACCACCAGTTGTAGCAGCTTGTGCTTGTTTGTAAGCGAATGCGATAGCTTGAGAAACAAAGATTTTGAAGTTTGTTTGAGCTCTTACTTCAGCAGGTACAGCAGCTAATAATCTGTTTAATTCTCCAATCACGTTTGAAGAAGAGATAGTAGAAGCAGTAGCAGATACGTCAATAACGTCACCATCAGCTTGTAGTTTTTTAATCAAACCATCACATAAAGAGTATGGGTAAGATGAAGTAGCAGAGTTTCCTTGGAAAAGAACTTTCTCCATATCAGCTGATACTTTTTCAGCTACGTAGTTTACTACGAAGTCTGCGTATGAAGTAGGTACAACCTCTTCACCATTTGAACCAGCTCTTAATTGTAAAGATAAGTAGTTCGCTTCGAAAGTGTTTACACAATATTCTAAGTTTACTTTTACTGGGCAAACTTCCATTGTTTTTTGATTTAAAGTACCTTCTCCTGTAGCAGAGAAAGAACAATCGTCATCTTGTAAGATGTTACCTAAATCTGAATAAGCTAATTTGATTTTGCTTTTCACATTCGGGATTAAAGTAAGTTCGTTCTTAGCGATTCCTGAAGTTAGTACCTTCTTGAAAAAGCCTTCAGCATCCTTACCATAAAAAGTAGTGTTATCGGTTAAAGCCATTTTGTTTTTTTATTTTTTTTAGAACCTTTTCAAGCCCTTCTATATTATATGTTTATTTTACTGATTCTGTTTAGATTTTAGCAAAGTCCATAATCCTTTGATAGTCTTTATTAAATCTATCATCAAGTTTTACTTCTTTCTTATCAGATTTTACTGAACCTAAAGCTGGAGTTGTTGAGAACTTCTCTTCAACCTCTTTTTTATACTCAGTCATTTGTTTGTCTTTTTGACCAATAAGTTCTTTCATCTTAGATATCTCATCCATTAAGTCAGAGAATCTAGCGTCAATCATAGCTGATACTTCAGACATAGAGATTGGTTTTGATTCAGTAGCAGCTGGGTCAACAGCTAAGTCTTCAGCGTCTTCTTCAATAGCTGATACAGCTATCTCAGTAACAACACCATCTTTAGTAGTTACGATAGTTCCATCTTCTAAAACGTGGTCAGCATCAGGTGCTGGTTGTGTAAGTGCTTCATCCATGAAAATAGCAGTACCCATACCGAAGTCACCATCCCAATAAACGGTTATACCATCTTTTAGCATAGCAGTTCCTAGTTTAATTTGTTTTTCCATTTTTTGTTCTTTATTTTTTAGTTGTAGTTCAAGGTCAGCTAATATCTCAACTGAAAAGCCTTTTACTTCATTTGTCTTTACTTTATCAATCCAGAAGTTTTCATCTTTTACTTTTACAGCACCAAACCAAGAGCCTTCAGGTAGTTCAAATCCAAAGTTCATAGACTTATCATTTGTACCTTCTATAATCCAGTTTTCAGATACAAAGGCTTCAACCTTTTCATCTGTATGTTGAAAGTTTATGTTCTTACTATTTAAATCTTCATTAAACTTCTCAGCTATTATAGATATCTGTTCTTTAGAAAATCTTACATAGTACTCACCAATCTTTTCATCAAATCTGTAAATAAGCATGTTCGGTATAAGAAAGGGTCCGTATAACATCTGTTTATCTTTGTTAGCCTTAAAACTCAATGACTGAGCTTTTGCTAGTTTAATCCAATCTACTCCAATCGCTGGTACGTCAACTAAACTTATGAATCCAACGCCTTGGTTGTCATCTGTAAGAACTATGTCGTATATAGGTAGTCTTTTATCCATACTTTATATGTTTATTTTTCTCAATCTGTTTAGATTGTAGCATTTGACTCAGCAACATAAACTCTTCTTTGAGCACTTGTTATATCAGATTCAACAACATATACTCTTCCACCACCACCTCCAGCGGTACCAAGTGATGTTGAGCTACCCGTACCTTGATTAAGAAGTGTTGAACTAAACTGAGTAAATCCACCACCTGATGCTTGATTTACATTTGTAGCTGAGGTATCAGTACCAGATGTATCTACGGTTGTACTTACTGGAGTAACAGCCTCTGGGGCACCACCATCAAACTTTGTTTTCTTTATAGTTCCTACTTGAATAGCTGTTGTAGCTACAACTAAAGCTGCTAATATACCACCGACAATGGGACCTGCGATAGGACCCAATGACATAGCACCAGTGAAAGCAGATAAAGCACCCATAGCACCAGCCATGATAGCTTGAGCTATTTTCAACTTCTTATCAGATTCAAAAGCCTTTTTCTTTTCTTCAAGTTCTCTAGCTCTTTGTGCTTTACCAGTAGCTGCTGTTTGAGCTGCTAAGTTCTTATCTAAGTTAGCTATATTTGTGTTATATTGTGCTTGACTTATCTCACCAGACTTTAGCTTCTCTTGTAAAGCTAAGACTTGATTGTTATACTCAGTTGTTACAGCATTAGTTTGATTAGCAGCATCATCTCTAATCTGCATAAGTGTGTTCTCAGAATCTATTCTTTGACTTTCAGATATAGATGATAGTAAACTAGATATAGTAGAAGAAAACTGAGAATATATCTGAACAAACTCTTGTAGCTTTTGAACTCTATAGTTGAATATCTCCTCATCACTCGCTTTAGCAGCTTCTTGTTCTTTAAGATTAAAATCAGCTTGTGCGTTTAATATGTCTTGGTTAGCCTTATCATTTATATCTTTTCTTTGTTTAGCCTTTTGATCCTCATTACCTTGAACACCCTCAAGTGACGCCTTTCTAGATATATTTATCTCCTCTTCAATAGCGGCAAGCTCAGCAGCTCTTTGTTTAGCTTGAAGCTCTTGTCTTAATCTCAACAACTCTACAGATGCTGATTTTTCCAACTCTATCTTTCTATTTGATATATCTATCTCAAAGTTTATCTGGTCAAGTGCTATTTTCTTTCTACTATCTGATAGGTTATTATCACCAAAGGTTAGCTCTCTTTTTAGCACCTCATCTATCTGAGCTATCTTTACTGCCTTTTCCTCCTCTATCAAAACCTTTTGTTCAGCATAGTAGTTCTGTCTATCAAATAGCTCACCCTCATCCTTATTAACACGACCATAAAAGGCTGTCTGTCTCTTCTCAATTTCGGCTTGTATGGTCTTATCAGATATCACTCTTTTGTTGTTGATGTCTACCTTAGCCTTTTGAGCCTTTTCAAACTCAGCAATCTCCTTTTCAAATGCGGCGGTAGCATCCTCTTGGTCTCTCTGCCTTGAAAACTCTAGCTTTAGTAAGGTCTCGTCATAACCTCTTATAAGGTCTTCATTATAAACCGTGTAGGCGTTACCTTCAACATTTAGTGATGTGTAGGTCAATGACATCCTCTCGTTTATAAAGTCTTCAAAGCTTCTTGTTGATTGTTTCAATCTACTATCTCTATCATCATCAAGCTTTTTAATATCCTCATTATAGGACTTCAGGGCATCAAGTCTAGATTTACTCGCTGCTTTATCAGCCTTTAATATCTCAGCATTTATCTTATCTTCTTCTGCTGGTCTTTTAGCACCAAGTATCTCTCTTTCAGCATCTACCTTTTTTTGAGCTTCTAGTAAGTCTAGTATCTTATTTTTTCTATCATCAAACTCTTTTTGGTCTCCTTCTTTTGTTGATACAAAGTATCTCTGTCTAAGTGCTAAAAGACTTGTAAAATATTCTGATTCTGTGATAAAGTTTAAGTTTCTTCTTACTACCAACTGCTGAGCAGCAGTCTCCTCTTGGTCGATGTTACTATCAACCGTAAACTTATATCTATTCTTAAACTCGTCTAAGTTACTTAACTTTTCTTTTATACCAGACTCTTCATTATCTAGAGCCTGTGCGTCTAAATCATCAAGATTTCTTTGAGTTTGTAGTCTTATCTTTAGCTTTTCAGATTCTGTTTTAGCAGAACTTTCATCTATTTGACCTTTAAGCTTTTCTAGTTCTTTTTGTTTTTCAAGTTCCGCTTCAATAGCTTTTGTAGTTCTATCAATCTCAGCATTATAATCTCTTACATAACCAGTAGCTTTCTCGGTCTCACCACCAAATGCTATGAAGGCTGTAACAAGAGCAGCGACAGCAGCAATAACTAAACCGATAGGATTAGCGGCCATGGTAGCATTTAATATTCTCTGTGCGACGGTAGCGCCTTCTGTAGCTGTAGTTTGACCAACGGTTGCGGTCGCTTGAGCACCTGTAAGTAGTGTTACAAGTTTTACTAAACCAGATTGTATACCTAGACCTACGTTCCTTATATCTTCAGATATTCTAGCTGCATTTGTAGCTATAGTAGAAGCAGATAGAGCTAGTGTGAGTGCTTCTTGAGCTCTTACTTGTTCTTCTGAAAGTTCTTTTGTTTCACCACCAAATAAGGACACAGCTGACATAGCGATTGAGAATCCTGATGTGATAGTAGAAGCTAATCTACCAACAGATTCTGTTATCTGACCTAAGTTCTGTTCAAAGTTTGTAGCCTCTTTATAAGAGTTCTTAAACTCTCTTTGTAAAACTCTAGCCTGTTCTGATAGTTGTTCAAAAGCAGCACTATCAATATCTACACCTTTTAATTCTGCTCTTGTCGCCTTAAGCGCTGATTCAAGTTCACCAATAGTCGATACAGCAGTATCTATACCATTGAGCTTTACGTTTATAGAAAAGTCACTCATTTATTATGGGTATATTTTTATTAGTCTATGACTTGAGAAAGTACATAACCATTTTGCTATACAAGAGCCGGGGCCTGTCAGTTTTACATATACACCAAGGTTATCAGAAAACATATCAATCAGTGGTGGTGTCGGTGAATAAGTTGGGTCAAAAGAGTTCATCTCTATAACAACTGGGTCAGAAACTTGTGAAGCTGTTCCAGTTGCATCTATATAATATGAACCAGATATCTCACAAGTATATACACTTGAAGCTATTGTCTCGTGTGTTCCAATCACAAATGCTTTCACCTGTATAACCTCACCAAAGTTTGTTTGGTCAGTCCAAGGTATAAAAGCTAAATCAACCGTTGTAGCATCTGTTGTTGTCATTCTTGACTGACTTGTAGACCAATCAGAGTTACCATAGTTACCAGACCCATCGTCATCTGTACCTCTTACCGCTAAGTTACCAACTACTACTTCATTATTGTTATAGTTTGTTTTATTGAATCCATATCCTAAGTGAACCGAGTTTGATATATTATCTACCGTTGATACATCCGAACCTGCTATAAAGACAGAGGTAGAACCTGTACCAACAATAACACCAGTTGATGATGATACTACAACACCAGTTGATGGATATATTGTACAATATCTAGAGTTTAAGAAAAGAGGTCTTGTCTTTGATACTGGGTTTGCTGAACTATAGATGTGTATAGGAGCAGCTGATGTGATATCAGCACCTGATGTGAGTACCGCACCATTTGTTTCAAATAGTTGTAATCCGTTACCAGCTGATATACTAGTAACCGTAAGTGGGTCACTACCTAAGTATAAATCTTTCCAAGGGTTTATAGTTGTTCCTAAATCAGTGTAGTATGTTGAGTTTGGTGATACTGAATCAGCGGTTGATGTTGATAATAAAACATCAGCACCAGATTGATACCAAACTGATGAAGTTGATGAACCAGTCACCGTACCAAGTTGTATGATACCATTGTTACTTCTAAAGTACATCCTATCATCTGCTAGGTTCATACCTATCTCACCTATATAAAGGTCTGTTGCTAACCAAGTCTCATCTGTGTGGTCATTTGATACAGGTATAGTAAAGTTTTGACCTGATACTGATGATCTGTGGTGAAGTACTCTGGAATATTGTTCTATCTTACTCATATTTTATATGTATATTTTATTTTATTATGTTTATAGGTACTCACCAGCTGATCTAATAATCTCAGCCATCGTACTAGTACCGGTGTCTTGTGAATAACCACCTGATAAGTTTGTTTTAGGTGATGGAACCGTTAAAGTTGATAATCCAAGTTCAGGTATATCTGGTAGTATAGCATTTAATCCAGGTTCTATCACGTTCTCATGTGTTTTAGAACCTCTCTCAATAACTAAGTCATCACCAGCGTCAACAACATCAATAGACACCGTTGTGTTTCTACCTCTTTGTAAAGACACACCACTTACTGATGAGGTACCGCTATATAAACCAGCGTCTATAACATTAGCTCTTGATACAGCTACACCATTTTTATATCTTACACCATTGATATAAGACACGTTACTTTCAGCTATAACTATCTTATCTGTACCAATAACAGATATGTTTGATAAACCACCTGATACAAAAACACCAGATGATTGTATATTCACGTTTTGTGAACCAGCACCAACATAACACTCGTTACCTGATATAGATATATTCCTAGAATCACCTACCCAGTTACCAGCACCTTTTACTTGTATAGAAGCAGCGGAACCCATACCTGATGGTAGAATATTTGTATACTCACCATCTCTTATAGACTTGACCTTAGGAGCAGCGCTGAGAAGTTGATATGGTATAGGTCTTGTGTTATCTATAACATAATCAAATGGTTGGTCTATACCAACAGACCTAGGTACAAACTTAGTAGGCGCTTTTAGTTTTAATAACTCAACCGTTGTCATTGATTCAACAACTGGGTTATAATCCATAATCTTTTGTAGTCTATAGTAAACACCATCAATAACATATATCTTTCTAAAGTCTAAGTTGTATATATCTTTTGGTGTCAGGTGAAAACTAGCTTTTACAACCATAGAAGCTGGATCACTTACCTCATCAATAAAGTTTTTCCAATATTTGTTATAAAGATTGTTATCTGTAAACCTAGCATAATCCCAGTAAACAAAATCACCAGTCTCTATATTATACCAGTTGATATCATAGTAAGGATCTTCAGGTGAATCACAAGTACCAGCGTATGGATAGTACTCATAGTTTGATGAAGTACCAGCGGCTCCAGTTACAGCTACAGATGAGAGAAGTTCCCAACCATACTTACCATCAGGTGATGAGTGTAGATTTACAACTGATGAACCTCTACCTGATGTGTATGGTTTTTTACCGACCCACATAAGAACTCTACCTGCTGAGTTTGATGCTGGTTTATAAACACCATCTTGTATCTGAAGTACAGCAGGCATCACAACATCAGAACCTTCTGGATTGTTTATCATAACCGTAGAACCAAAAGTTGTTTCAATCTTTGTCTCGTTCTTTAAGAAGTCATTTACAACTTCTTTTTTATAAGTCATATAGTTTCTACCTCTCTCATCTAAGAATCTTTTGTTCCAATAATCACTCTCTACTTTATTTGAAAAGGTATAGTATCTAGATAGTAACTCACCAAGTGGTGTTATATCAACCGTGTTTGGGTCAAGTTTTTTAGTCCAGTCAACATAATCACTAGCTCCGTTTGATCCGGTATAATAATAATCATCTCTTGGTTCAATATAGTACTTTTTCTCTATCTGTTTATCTGGTTCAATATGAAGATTAAACATCTTTATTATATTCCTAAGAAACTCTTTACAAGTCATATCTTTAGGTAAGAAGTCTGTTCCTAGTATAACAGAACCTTCACTCGCTTTAGGTGATGGTACGTTATAGATTCTAGCTTGTGGTTGTATCTTTAATAACCACTTACCTCTAAATAGCGTCTCATCCCACTCATAATCATTTGTCATAAAGTCTTTAGTCAGTTGACGAAAGAACACACCATGTGATGGTGAATCAGAAGCTTTTATACCGCTACAATTTTGTTTTATTGTAACATATACTTGGTCTCCTGCTTTTAAGAAGCAAGACTTGTGATTTAGATTCAGTGTTCTACTTTCCCAAGCTGGTGGTTGAAACCTACCATATCCTAGTTTATAGTTTTGAGTCCAGTTAGCCGAGAAAACACCACCTGGATTAGTACCACCTATAAGTGTCTGACCCGCTGAAGGTGTATAAAGATTAAAAATGGTTTGTGTTTCAGATAGTTTTGATACCTGACCCGCTCTTAAAACATTTAAGGTAAGAGTTACGGTCAACTTGGGACCTACACCATTATTAAATATTGTTGAGTTTGGAAAAGCAGCTCCTGTTCCATAATAAGGTGAAAATATATTTGTTCCGTTTGGTTTTGGTGTAAAGCTTATTGATGATGTACCATTAAAAGACCCACCAACAGCTCCGTCAATATCTATCCAAGATGATACAGATGTAAGAACATTGATATCATACTCACCACTATCAGATACCGTCCATGTGTTGTTTATCCAGGATCCTGATGATGTAGCGGTCTGTAGACCATCAACGTTCTCTAAGTCAAATCTTATTCTTACTGGACTACTACCTGGAGCAGAACCTGAAACTTTATAAGGGTCTTGAGCTATTGAAGATGTCTTACCCATAGTAACATAGAAGTCAGCGTTCATATTAACTGATGGTTGTTCTAAGTAAGCCCAGTTTGATGAAGCATCTATAAGTCTTCTAGATACTTGAGAAGTAGTAAGGTCATAAGCTGTTTTCTTTTGTGTAAGTATAAGTCTTTTGAAGAACTCACTATCTAAGAAGTCAGAATCATATGTAGAACCTGTCTTTTCAAATATCTTATCCCATATCTGTTTCATAAAATATGAAGGTACCATATTTGAAACACCAAAAGTGTTGAAGTCATATTCATCACCCCAAGATATAAGCGGATAAACATAACCCTCGCCTTTCATAGATTGTCTTTGACATTCT